TGCCCACTGGCGAGAACCTGATCGTCACGGCGCACGCCGTCTATCTCCCACGCCCACGGATCGAAATCTCGGGTCCACAAGGTGTGCAAGCCACATTTGATTGGCAGGCGGCCAGCGACCCGCTGGTTGGCCGCATGTGTACCGTCACACTGGCCAACGACCGCGAGGATTACTGATGCTACGATTGAACCTGTCTACCGAGCCGCAATGGCTTGATCTTGGCCATGGCGTACGGCTGTTTGTCGAACCCCTCACCACTGCCATCATGCTGGCGGCGCGCAGCGATCCGGCGATTGTTGCCGCCGCAACCGATGCTGAAACCAGCGCCTCCAACGACGATCTTGCGCGTATCGTGGCCAAAGCTGTCGCGCGCATTGTTGTAAAAGACTGGGAAGGCGTCGGAGACGAGGACGGAAAACCTATGCCACTGACGCCTGAGGGGATCGACGCGCTCTTGGAACTCTGGCCAATCTTTGAGGCGTTTCAGACAAAATACATCGCGGGTGCGCTGATACTGGACGCGGAAAAAAACGCCTGACCGCTCTCGCCGACTGGGAGTTCGGTGGGGGCGGTGAGTATTGCGCGGCATGCCCTTCCTTATGTCCAGACTGCCCACGCAGCCTTCACAAACCGCTCACCCTCGAGGGCTGGCAGATCTGGGATCTTGTTCAGCGGCTTGGCGGGCAAGTTCGCGTTGCAGGCGGCATGAGCGGAGGCGCTGTCCTCGGTTGGGACATGAGCGCTTCCCTTCAGCTTGGGGCAGCCCTCGGGCTCTCACCCATGATCATAGCAGAGCTTTTGCCGCCTATTGAGGCGGTGATGATGCGCAAGTTGAGCGAGCAGTCGAGTTCAAGCGGCCTGGAGGGGTTTGATGCCTGAGACGTCGATGGTCTCGCGCGCACGCGCCAGATCCCAAGCGCGCTGGAGGTTCATCCAATACTCTGGCGTTGTCGAAAAAAAGCGTGCTAAACGCATCGCGGTGTCAACCGTGATGGTGGTCTGGCCTTTGACAAGACGCTCAATCCGGGTGCGCGGCACGCCAAGTTTTGCGGCAAGCGTGATTGCGCTCATATCGAGTGGGGACAGGTACAGCTCAGCCAGAACTTCGCCTGGGTGGGATGGATTGGTAATCAGACTCATGTCAGGCCCTCCTAGTGATAGTCCACGATCTCAACCTCTGCAGGTCCTTGATCGGTCCAGATAAAACAAATGCGCCATTGTCCGTTGATGCGCACCGAATGGTGTCCTAAGCGATCCCCGCTTAAGGCTTCAAGATGATTGCCTGGCGGAAACCTTAAATCTTCCAGCACGACCGCGGCATCGAGTGCCGAAAGCATTGCGCGCGTGCTTTTCACAATATCCGCTGGAAAGCCCTTGCCAAGGCGGTCCTGGACCGCTCCTGCGGCAAGCTTTCCACGCGTACTATTGATCATACGTCCATGTATCATGACGTGATACATAAATCAAGAGATCAAAATGGCTGAAAAACGAGTATCCGTCCGCCTGTCCGCGACTGGCGGGCGCCAAGTGCGAGCCGAGCTAGAGGGCGTCGGTGCGGCTGGGTCACGCGGCATGGGGCGATTGAGCCGGGAGCTGGATCAAGCCAATGCGCGCATGGCAGCTTTCGCGCGCCGTGCGCGCATCGCAGCCACCGCTGCTGCGGCGGCTTTGGCCGGTGCTGTTGTTGCAATGACGCGGTCGACGATCATGGCCGCCAATGAGATCAATCAGCTCTCCCAGGTTGCCAATGCGGCACCAGAGGTGTTCCAGCGGTGGTCCGCAGCCTCCGCCACGGTGGGGGTCGAGCAAGAGAAGCTCGCCGATATCCTGAAGGACGTGAATGACCGTGTGGGGGATTTCCTGCAGACGGGTGGTGGTCCGATGGCGGACTTCTTTGAAAACATCGCACCCCGTGTGGGCGTCACCGCCGATCAGTTTGCCCGGCTCTCAGGTCCTGAAGCCCTGCAACTATACGTGGAAAGCCTTAAGCGCGCGGGCGTCAGCCAACAGGAGATGACCTTTTATCTCGAGGCCATGGCCTCGGACGCCACGCAGCTGATCCCGCTTCTGCAAAACGGCGGGGCAGAGATGACCCGGCTTGGCGCGCAGGCGCAGGCGTTGGGTGCGGTACTTGATGCGGATGCTATTACAGCCATGCGACGATCCGAACTCGCGCTGGTCAGCATTGGGCAAGTCTTCGCTGAGGTGCGCAACCGGATTGCCGTGGCGCTCGCCCCGTCGCTGGAGGCGGTGGCCAATGCGTTTGTCGCCCTTGCGTCTAGTACCAGCCCGATCAGCCGGGCGTTCGATGCGATCCTGGCCAACCTCGATCGGTTGGCGATCTATGCCGGGACCTTCGCCACCTTCCTCGCCGGACGCTGGGTCGGGGCGATGGCCGCCGCGGCGCTCTCTGTCCGGGGCCTCGCCACCACGCTGGTGGTCCTGAAGGGCGCGTTGATCCGCACCGGCATTGGCGCGCTGATCGTGGGCGCGGGTGAGTTGGTCTACTGGTTTACGCGTCTGGCCTCTGGCGCAGGCGGCTTTGGGGAAGCCATGGGCCTCTTGAAGGACGTCGCAGTCGAGGTCTGGGACCGGATCAAGATGGGGGCATCAAGCGCCGGGGCTGCGGCCACGGCGATGTTCTACGATCTAAAGGCCGATGCGGCTTCAGGCATGGCCGGCGCCATTGAGAGTGTCGTCGCCTTCGGCAACACGACGGCGAATACCTTCGAGGGTGCACTCTTGGCCGTCCGCGAAATCTGGTCGCGCCTGCCGGATGTGATCGGGGATCTTGTCTTCTCGGCGGCCAACCGCATGCTCGACGGGATCGAGGCCATGCTGAACGGCGCGATCCGCAGGATTGATGCCTTCACGGGTCGCATTCGTGACGCGCTCGCAGCTGTCGGCATCGAGACTACCTTTGGTCAGATCGGTGAAATCAACCTCGGCGATATCCCCAATCCTTTTGCCGGGGCCTCCGCCGACGCTGGAACGGCTGCAGCAGAGGCCTTTCGCCGAGCCTTCGAAGACAACCCGCTCACGCCCCCTGACCTTGGCCTTGATGCAATTGCTGCCGAGGCGCTGTCCACCGCGAACACCTACCGTCAGGCCGCCACCGATCTCGCCAATGGCGCGACGGCGCCACTTGCCTCCTGGGGTGCGCTGCGTGACGCTGTTGCGGGCACCGGCGAAGAAGGTGCAGCGGCGCTGGATGAGGCCACGGCCTCTGCAGATCGGCTGTCGGATGCCATGGGGCGCGCGGGAGGGGCTGCGGGCAGCGCCGGGGATCGGATCGCCACTGGGTGGCGTGCAGTCTCAGAATCTCTTCAAGCCTATGCTACCGACGCCCTGAACTGGGGCAAAGGCCTCGGCGAAACCCTGACCGGCGCTTTCAGTGGCGCGGAAAGCGCCTTTCGAAGCTTCGTCGAGACCGGCAAGTTCGACTTCAAGGGCCTTGTGCGCTCGATCCTGGCTGACCTCGCGGTCCTGTCGTTCAAGCGCGCGGTGCTGGGGCCCATCGCCTCTGCGCTCTCAGGCATCTTTGGTGGCGGGTCGGTCGCGGCGGCTGTCTCGCATGCGGGCGGCATCGTTGGGCTGTCAGGCCACACGCGGCCGGTGCCCGCGATGGCCTTCGCTGGTGCACCCCGGATGCATTCCGGCGGTTGGGCTGGGCTCCGTCCCGACGAGGTGCCAACGATCCTGCAACGTGGGGAACGGGTGCTTAACCGGCGCGAGGCAGTTGACTATGGCCGAGGCGGCAGTACTGGCGCGGGCGTCACCGTGAACATCGACGCGCGTGGGGCACAGATGGGTGTGGCCGAGCAGATCGACGCGCGCCTTCGCGCGGCCATCCCCGAGATCGCGCGCATTGCCAAGGAAAGCGTGGCCGATGGGCGACGCCGGGGTCAGGTAATCTGAAATGGCCATTCCTGTCTTGCCGTTGACGCTCGTCACCTCGCTCGAGCGGCGGCTGGTCACATCAGTCGCCGAGGTCCGCTCGCCGTTCACCGGCACATCCCAGATCCAGGACTGGGGTGCCTCCTGGTGGGAGTACCAGATCGAGATGGCGGTGACCCAGGGGGCCAAAGCCCGTCGGCTCTCGGCCTTCTTCACCGCGCTTGGTGGATTGCGGGGCCGGTTCCTGTTCCCCGATCCCTCGATCGAGGTACTGGTGGCGGCAGGCAACCCTTACGTCACCGAGGCGCAAATCGCAGGGGCAACCACCTTGCGCACGGCCGGGTGTGGGCTTGGTCTGCGCGCGGGGGATTTCTTTCAGTTGTGTTCGGATGCCACCACGCGGCTTTACCAGATCACGGCGGATGTGACGCCCGTAGGCAGTGAGGCCACGCTCGCCTTCGTGCCGCCGCTTCGGGCTTCTGTGCCGGTTGGCTCGCTCCTCGGCCTTGATGCCCCGTCGGTCCTTTTGCGGCTGACGGCCCCGGTCCCCTCGGTCATTGGTCGGGCGGATCAGCACCGCTTCACGATCTCCGCCCGCGAAGCTCTTTAACAAGTGAGGACCCTCTGATGAGTCGCGATCTTACTGTCGCCTTCGCCACTGCGCTGGCTGATCAAAGCCTGCGACCCGTCATCTTCTTCGAGGGCCAGTTTGCAACGGGCTGGGTTCGAATCTGGTCGGGGCTTGGAGAGGTCATCTGGAACGGCCAGGCTTGGGCGGGGGCTGGGTCTTTGCTCGGGCTCGGGGCCATCGACGAAACCGGAGAGGTCGTGGCCGGCGGCACGGCCGTCTCGCTGTCCGGCGTGCCGCTGGACCTCGTGCAGATGGCCATCGAGGAAGCGCACCAGGGCCTGCCGGGCCGTATTTGGCTGGGGCTTCTGGCCGAGAATGGTAGCATCATCGCCGATCCGGTTCAGGCCTTTTCTGGCCGGCTCGATGTCCCGGAAATCAAGGATGACGCCGACACCTGCACGATCACGATCAGTTATGAAAGCCGTCTGATCGACCTGACCGTGGCGCGGACCTGGCGCTATACGCATGAAAGCCAGCAGGTCTTGTTCCCGGGCGATCTCGGGTTCGAATACGTGACAGCGATCCAGGACCGCGAAATCACTTGGGGGCGCGGATGATGCTCCGCCGCGTCGATCACTGGGAACGCCTTCTCGCCGCAGCCATCGATACCGCACGGGCTAAGCCTTTCCTTTGGAGCGTCCATGACTGCCCGACCTTTGCATTCGGGACACGCATGATCCTGACCGGCGGTGAGGACATTGCGGCCCTCTGGCGCGGGCGCTACACCACGGCTCTCGGCGGCCAAAGGGTCATGCGGCGTCTGGGCTGGGCCTCGCTTGTGGACATGGGCCGCACTCTCTTGGGCGAACCGCGCCCCGCCGTTCTTCTCGCTGGGCGCGGCGATATCGTTCTGGCCGACACCGGTCTTGGCTTCGGCATCTGCACTGGGGCCACTGCAGTTGGCATGGCGCCCGAGGGCCTCGTAACCGTACCGCTGACCTCTTGCCGGCTTGCCTGGCCCATCTGAATACGGATCCACTCCATGCCCTTCATCGTGACAGCCGTCACCGCGATCGCGGGGGCGATCAGCGGCGTATTGGCTGCAGGCGGTATTGGCGCGGCGCTCTTGCGGATCGGCGGGACGCTACTACTGTCCTATGCGGCGCAGGCCTTGATGCCGAAACCGCAAACCACGATGCGGCCGCGGACAGTGACGATCCGCGAGCCCGTCGTGCCGCGCGATCTCGTCTATGGCCGCACCCGCAAGGGTGGGGTCATCGTCTTCCTGCACGCCTCGGGGTCGGACAACAAATACCTCGATCTGGTGATCGTCCTGGCCACGCACCGGGTCAAATCGATCGGCGCCATCTATTTTGAAGGCGAAGTGGCTGTGAATGCCGCTGGGGTCGCGCAGGGCCGCTGGGCCGGAAAGGTCGTCGTCGAAAAGAAACTGGGTGCCGCCAACCAGACCGCCTTTGCGGGCCTCAAGGCAGCGCTGCCCGACAAATGGACCGAGAACCATCAGCTTCGGGGCTGTGCGGCCATTCGGCTGCGGCTGACCTATGACCAGGACGCCTTTCCGGGCGGGATCCCGAACATCACGGTCGATCTCGAAGGCAAGGACGACATCTGGGATCCGCGGACGCAAACCGCAGGCTATTCGGAAAACCCCGCCCTATGCCTTGCCGATTATATGGCCAACCCGACCTGGGGCATCGGGGCGCGCATCGGCCAGCCCGACGGGATTGACGAGATCTCCTTGGTCGAAGCCGCGAACATCTGCGACGAGATCGTTCCACTCGCCGGCGGTGGGGTAGAGCCGCGTTACGCCTGCAACGGGGTGATCACCCTCTCGGAGGTCCCGAAGACAATCATTGAGGGGATGCTCTCCTCCTTCGCCGGGCGCTGTGCCTTTTCGGGCGGGTCCTGGCGCATCCACGCGGGAGCATGGCGCGCACCTGACGTGGCGCTCACATCGGACCATGCCCGCGAGGGCGGGCTGACCTTGGCGACGCGCGTGACGATGTCGTCGAACTTCAACGGGGTGCGGGGGCAGTTCGTCAGCCCCGAGAACGATTGGCAACCGGATGACTTTCCGGCTTACGCGTCGGATGTCTATCTGGCCGAGGACGGTGGCGAGCGGAAATGGCGCGATATCTCGCTGCCCTTCACGATCTCCGCCGCCATGGCGCAGCGGTTGGCCAAGATTGAGCTTGAACGCGCGCGTCGGCAGATGACGGTGCGGCTTTCGGGCAAGCTCTCAGCCTGGGCCGCCACCGTCGGGGATGTGGTGACGCTCTCCTACGCCCGCTGGGGCTTTGCCGCGAAGCCCTTCGAGGTGCACGGGGTGAGCCTTGATCTGACGGCCTCGGGCGATGGGCCGCTGCTCCTGCCGGAACTTGTGCTGCGTGAGACCTCGCCCTTGGTCTATGACTGGTCGGCGTCCGAGCAGCAGATCTACGCAGCTGCCCCACGGACAGCCTTGCCCAATGCCTACGACATTCCGCCCGCCGGCGCACCGCAGGTCACCGAAGACCTCTATGTCACGCGGGATGGTGGCGGGCTGAAGGTACTGGCGAAGATCAGCTGGGAAGCTGCACCGTCTAGCTTTATCTCTGCATACCAGCTGCAGGGGAAACTGGCGGGCGCAACCGAGTGGATCGACTATGGACGCACCGATGGCACCGCGCTCGAAATCCGCGACATTGCGCCGGGAGCTTGGGCTTTCCGCGTAAAGGCGATCTCGGTCTTGGGCGTCTCCTCGCCCTGGCAGGAGACAGCGGTTGAAATCCTCGGGCTCACCGCCCCTCCAGCGCAGCTAGAGAACGTGACGCTGCAAACAGCGGGTGGGCTTGCGATCCTCAAATGGTCCCGCTCGGTTGATCCTGATGTCCGCGTGGGCGGCAATGTCGTGATCCGGCACTCAAAGGAATCGACGGCCACCTGGGCTGACAGTTATTCGATGGACCGGGTCTCGGGCGGTGAGGCCATCGCCGTCGTGCCGCTGAAACCCGGGACCTATCTGGTGCGCGCGGAAGACAGCGGCGGCCGCGCTGGACCCGAAACCCGGGTCTCGACCAAGGGCGCGCAGGTGCTGGCCTTCTCGACGCTGGACTTTCTGCAAGCCGATCCCGGATTTGTCGGCCCGAAATCAGGGCTGCAGATCACGGGGGCAAACCTGACGCTCGCCACGACAACCGCAAATGGCGTGACGCAAGTGACCGCGATGGAGGGGTGGTACGGCTTTGCCGCCGGGCTCGACCTTGGCGCGGTGAAACGCGTGCGCTTGCGCTCGGAGATCGGCGTGGCCGCCCTCGCGCTGAATGACCGGATCGATGCCCGCACGGCGCTGATGGACACCTGGGCGGATTTTGATGGGTCGGCTGGCGCGGAAATCGACGTGCTCTTTGAGATCCGCGAAACCGATGACGATCCGGCCGGCACGCCCGCCTGGGGTCCCTGGGGTCGTCTCGACAACCACGAAATCGAAGCCCGCGCGGTGGAAGCGCGGGCGCATCTGACGACGAAAGACGCGTCTTATACGCCGATCGTCAGCCAATTGCGGCTTTATGCCGATGAGGTGGCCTGACGTGTTCGCTGAAATCCGACCAATGACCGCAACAGGAAAAC